AGCACAGTTCTCAGCTTGTACTATTATCTGTACTGCTTCTAATGTATTTACGGTGATCGGAGATCTCTCCTAATGCCAATCCTAGGAATTATGGCAAGTGGTATCTCGGGCAACCTTTGGGCGCCAGGCAAAGACTTTGACAGCATTGCAACAACTACACTTTCAACTACCGCTTCAAGCATTACTTTTAGTTCTATTCCTGCTACTTACAAGCATTTACAGATTCGTTTGTTTGGTCAAACTAATCGAGCAACTTACGGTGGCGATAACTTCTATATGCGCGTTGGTGCAAGCACAGTAGATAGCGGTTCAAACTATGCTTGGCATATGGTTTATGGTGAAGGCACAACAACAGGCGCTGGCGCTGGAACCACAGCAAGTTATATCAATGTATTAAATGGTGGATGTTTAGGCACTACTGCTGGCGGTTCATTTGGCGCAGTTGTTGTAGATTTGCTTGACTATGCCAACACTTCTAAATACAAGACAACACGCGCTTTAGGTGGAACTGATGACAACGGCGCTTCATCTGGTGGTTTTGGTCGAGCAGTTGGTCTTAACTCAGGTTTATGGCAAAGCACAACAGCCATAGATATTATTAGTCTTTATCCAATGAACGGCACAAACTTTAATGCCTACACAAAAGCAGCACTTTACGGAATTAGGGGTTAACAATGGCCGCAGGTAATACATTTTCGCAAATCGCCAGCACCACTCTTGGTTCTGCTTCTTCGCTAGTTACCTTTTCTAGTATTCCTGGAACTTATACTGACTTAGTTTTAGTTGGCTCAATACAGATGAGCGATAATACTTCCTTTTATATTCGATGCAATTCAGATACTACAAATAAATACTCAGCAACACTCCTGAGCGGAGATGGAAGCGCTGCAAGTTCAGAGCGCTTTAGTCAAACAGATTTAGGTGGAAATGGTATTTATACAAAAGGAAATACATTCCCAACTAGTTCTAGTTTTGGTGTAGGTATTTGGAACTTTCAAAACTATTCCAATACCACTACAAATAAAACAATTCTTAGCCGAGTAGGTTCTGCTGGGTTAGGCACTAGAGCAATTGTTAATCTCTATGCAAGCACTTCGGCAATTACTCAATTAGATATTAGACCATTCTCAGGCACAATGGCGGCAGGAACAACATTCAATCTCTACGGCATTGCCGCAGCTTAAAGGGGAAACTAAATGCCAAATACTTTTACACTTCTCGAAACAATTACTGTCGGCGCTGCGGGAGCAAGCAGCGTTACATTCAACAGCATCCCTCAAACTGGCTATACCGACTTAAAAATTGTTATGAGCGTTCGTTCTGCCAATGCAAGCAATTTTGACAATCCGCGCATATCAATTAACGGTAGCACTTCAACATTTACTCGCAGAGAAATCTATGCTGAGTCAGGTTCTGTTGGTTCAGAATCAGTAGCAGACCGCATTATTGGCGCTATTCCTGCTGCTAATGCGACTTCAAGCACATTTGGTTCATTAGATTTTTACTTGCCAAATTACACAAGTTCAAACTATAAATCTTATAGCGTTGATTCTGTTACAGAAAACAATTCAACTACTCAAGCATCTTGGTTACTTGCTGGTTTATGGAGTACCACAACAGCGGTTTCAACTATTGCCGTTTCATTACAATCAGGTGGCAATTTTGTCCAATACTCAACCTTCTCCCTTTACGGCGTATCTGCCCTTGGCACTACCCCAACAAAGGCACCAAAGGCAACTGGCGGTTCAATCATCCAGACCGATGGAACTTATTGGTACCACGCATTTCTTAGCTCAGGCACCTTTACCCCAGCCACAGCCCTATCTTGCGATTACCTTGTAGTTGCTGGCGGTGGTGGTGGGGCAAGGTGGGGCGGTGGCGGCGGTGCTGGTGGCTTGCGTTCAACTGTCACAGCAACAGGTGGTGGTGGTTCATTAGAAACAGCACTATCACTTGCTGGCGGTACTGGTTACACAGTAACTATTGGCGCAGGTGGTGCTGGTGGCAATAACAGTAGCCCCGTCTATCGTGGCGACAGCGGTTCTAATTCAGTATTTTCTACCATAACCTCAACAGGCGGTGGCGGCGGTGGTGCATATACCGATGCTAGTAATGGCCGAAATGGTGGCTCAGGCGGCGGTGGTGGTTCATCTGGTGGCGGGTCGGCTGGCGGAACTGGGACAACTAATCAAGGTTTTGCAGGCGGCACTGGACAAAGTGGCGGTTATCTTTGCGGCGGTGCTGGCGGCGGCGCAGGGGCGGTAGGTGCTAATGGTAGCAATGCTGGGTCTAATGGTGGTGCTGGTGTAGCAATTTCAGCGTTTGCAACCGTAACTGGAACTGGTGCTTCAAACTATTACGCAGGTGGCGGTGGCGGTGCAGGTCAATACACAGCCCTTGGAACAGGTGGTGCAGGTGGTGGCGGTAGTCCAATTTCCAACGCTAATGCAACTGCTGGAACTGCTAACACAGGCGGCGGCGGTGGTGGTGGTTTTTCAAATGCAGGCGTAGCCGATTACAACGGCGGAAATGGTGGTTCAGGTATTGTGATAGTGAGGTATTTAGCATAATGGCACATTTTGCAGAGATAGACCCTAACGGTGGAACCGTTCTACGGGTATTAGTTGTACCAGATGAGCAAGAGCATCGCGGTCAAGACTTCCTAGCCAATGACCTTGGCTTAGGTGGCGTCTGGGTACAGACAAGTTACAACGCTAAAATCCGATATAAATACGCTGGCATTGGCGATACTTACGATGCCACCCGCGATGCTTTTATCCCGCCTAAGTGCCACGATGAAGCAATACTAGATGAGAATTTGTGCCAATGGACTTGTGGCAATTCAGATCATAAATTACAATTAACGGATGAATAAAATTTGTTCTGTAATAGATTGTAATAGAAACTCCAGAAGCAAAGACTTATGTAATAAACATTATATGAGGTTCTTGAGAACTGGCAGCCCCACTGGTTCATTGCCAGGCAAACGTAGCCGAGCTGAAATTGGTTGCAAAGTTGACTGGTGTGTTAATGAGCATAACGCAAAAGGATATTGCGGAAATCATTATAGGCAATGGAAAAAATATGGAGAAAAGTTAGCAAAACGCAAACCTGGTTATTCTACCAAAGAAGGCTATAAGTATCTAAAAGATCCTCATAAACGTTCAGTTGTTATTGCTGAGCATAGGCTTGTTATGGAAAATCATTTAGGTAGATTGCTGACAAAAAATGAAAATGTTCATCACATTAACGGTGACAGACTTGATAACAGAATAGAAAACTTAGAGTTATGGAATACGTCTCAACCATCTGGTCAACGTATTGAAGATAAAATTAAATATGCAATAGAGATATTAAACCAATACGCACCACACACAATCAAGGAGATAATCTAATGACCGAAGTTCCAATCAAGATAGAAGTAAATTGCGCTACAGGAATAGCCGTTGAGGTTCCGCTAACTGCTGAAGAAATTGCACAGCGTGAGGTTGATGCCGCTGCTGCTGAAGCAGATCGTGTTGCTAAAGAAGCAGCTGATGCTGCTAAGGCAACAGATAAGGCTGCATTGCTTGCCAAGTTAGGAATCACAGAAGAAGAAGCACAGCTCCTACTAAGCTAAGGAATACTAAATGGTATACAGCGATGACATCACCGAAGGTATTCCCTACGTACTTTCCAACCCTGTAGGATCTACAACTTACACACCTACTGGCCCTGCTTATGAAATAGCAATTGGCGCTTTGCCATTCTTTCTTGCTAACTCAGATGAGATGCCTTATCGCCGTGTTACTGCTCAGTATCGCAAACAACAAATTGACCAGACCAGAGAAGCCGGAGAGCAGACGCTTACCGGTTGGTGGGTTCGATCTCAGTCATCCTTCCACTATGGCGCTGGTATTAAATACTTTGAACCACAGCAGGAGGAGTCGCTACGCTTCCAATACACAGAGTCTAAGGGCTTAGATGTATGGACTAGAGGACAGGCAACCCTGCTTAATGACACAGCCAGTTTCTATGCTGGTGCTGCTGCTGCTCAACTTATCGGTGTTAATGACGGCACCAATGACTGCATCCTAGTAACAGATGGCACTGCCCTAAAGAAGATTACAACTGGTGGTACTTCAACTACCTACACACAGGCTGGCACACCATCTACTATCTATAGCCTTACAACCAATGGTAAGCAGTACTTTTTTATCAATGGTTCACACGTCCACCGAGGTAACCTTGCTGGAACTACTAGCGATACTGAAATCTATAATGCTACTGGTACAACTCGTGCAACTATTCGCTATGTTAAGCAGCGCCTTATCGCTGCCATTGGCAACAAGATCTATGAACTAGATGCCAATAACTCCTCTGGTGCCTTGCCTGCGGCCTTTTATACCCATCCCAATACTTCTTGGGTCTGGTCTAGTATCTCTGAAGGACCGCAGGCTATCTATATCTCAGGTTATGATCCTAATGGAACATCATCTGCAGTCTTTAAGGTTGGCCTAGATACAGCTAACACTAACGCTTTAGGATTTCCAGAACTTTTAACGCCTACTGTTGTTATTGATATGCCACAAGGTGAACGCATCAATGACTTCGATGTATACCTTGGACTCTATGCAGTTCTTGCCACCAACCTAGGATTTAGAGTTGGTGTATCAGATGCCAACGGAGATATCCAGTATGGGCCATTGCTATTTGATGACGCATCTTGTAACTCTATAGCCTTTCGTGATCGCTTTGCCTACATCGCAACTCTTGTAGATGGAGCAGCAGGGCTAGTCCGTGTAGACCTATCAACAACAGTTATTCCAGGCACTCTATTCTTCCCTTGGGCTTGGGATCTTATTGCCTCTGGAACTACCACTACAGCAAGTCAGGTTGCCTTCTTTGGCAACTCAGACAGAGCAGCTTTTACCAATGGTAATAATACTTGGGCCGAATCAACTACTAGCCTAGTAGCAAGTGGATACTTGCGTACCGGTTACATCCGTTACAACACGCTAGAGACTAAGATCTTTAAGTTACTCCAAGCTCGTGTAGATACTACCAATGGTGGCGTTGATATCCAATCAATTGACTCCTTTAATAACTTTGTACTTATCGGTGCCTTCGCACAGAACGCAACTGTTACAGAAGTTAACGTAAGTTACCCAAGCACTTCACAGGAATATCTTGGCTTCCAGTTTACCTTGAATCGTTCCTCTACAGATGTTCTTAAAGGGCCACTGTTTACTGGATACCAACTCAAGTCCTTGCCGGCAGTGCCACGCCAGCGACTGATCCAGTATCCCTTGTTCTGCTATGACCACGAAAGCGATAAGTTCGGTAACGAAGTTGGCTACGAAGGATCTTCTTACTTCCGTATGTCACAGTTAGAAGCAATCGAAAACATTGGTGACACTGTTCGTGTTCAAGACTTTAGAACTAATGAGTCATACCTTGGCTTGATTGAAGAACTAGATTTCATAAACAAAACACCAGAGGACAAAAGGTTCTCTGGCTTTGGTGGCACATTACTAGTAACGATTCGGACGGTCTAATGCAGGCACAAGACTACGCAACGGTAGCTGTTGCGGTATGTACAATTATTGGTGGTTTTATTGGCGCTGTTAAGTGGCTAGTCAAGCACTATCTAAATGAACTTAAACCCAATTCTGGAACAAGCCTCAAAGATTCCGTCATTAGACTTGAAGAAAAAGTAGAAATCCTATATCAAATGATGATACAAAAGAAATGAGTAACGATGTCTGCGATGATTGCCAAACGAGCCACACCTGCCGCTATTGCTGTCCTGCGACAAGCGACAGCACACTGTCCGAAGCGCAAGAAGGCTAGCGACGGACTGCTACCTAGCAAGGCACACATATCTGCTAGCCCTAACAGCGATCACAATACTGGATACGCAGTGGATCTAACCCACGATAAGTTATCTGGCATTGATTGCGCTAATTTATTTCAGCAACTAAAGGCAGATAAGCGCGTTAAGTACTTGATCTTCCAAGGCAAGATCTGGTCTAAGGATCGAGCTGATGAAGGCGATCGTGAATACACCGGTTCCAATAAGCACCCACACCATCTGCATATTTCTATTAACGATAAGTACGGCAACGATACTTCACCTTGGTTCCCCTGGTTAGGGGAGCCATCGGTGATTTCTAAGGTAAAGGCTAAGGTTTCTAAACCTTTACCTAAGAAGAAAGACGTCCCATCTCAGAAGGAGAACTAATGGATAAGAAAATGAAAGCAATGGCTGCCACATATTTACGTGCTGGTATCGCCTCAGTAATCGCTCTATGGCTTGCCGGAGTGACAGACCCAAAGGCACTAGCAACAGCTGGTATCGCTGCTATCGCAGGTCCACTGCTAAAAGCATTAGATCCAAAAGCCGCAGAGTTTGGTCGTGGGTCTAAGTAACCCATAGCAACGCGAGGCAAACAGGAGGTCGGTCCCTACGGGGACCGGCCTTCTTTTTTTATGTCAAAAAGTTGGGCAGTTTAGCATCGTACCCAGGATCAGCACTCAATCGGGAGATGGCTCCCTATTCCACATCAACGGGACACGGAACTGTTACTAGATTACCACAGCTAACACATACTGCGTCAAGGAAATACCAGACTAATTCGTAGTCTTCAAAGGAAGCCATAACATTAAAGACTTGGGAGCCACAAGGACAGACGTGTATTGGGCCAAGCTCCCGAAGGTCGCTACCAAATATCGGTGGTAAGGTGTCTTTGTTTCTTGACAGGGTTGGTAGACGGAGCCAGCGCAGTAGCCGTACAGTACCCCTATCGCGCCCCTCAAGGGGGCGCTCACCCTGTTTAATTCGCCTCACGGCTCATATTGTAGCGATCCAGTAGCGTGTCTCTAGTAAGACACGCCGATCTCTAGTATGATTCTTCTATGACTACGATCTCAGCTATACAAACGGACTATTACGCCGTGCTCTGCGCTGACTCGCAGATCACAGAGGACAACCTAGTAAGTACCTCAACCAGTACACCCAAGATCGTTGAGGTGGGAAAGTTTCTAATAGGCATTTCCGGCGATATACGCCCAGGAGATATACTCACCTACAACTGGAAACCACCTGCCTATCGCGGTGAGAACCCAGTACATTATATGGGCGCCAAGGTGATACCTAGTATCATCACGGCCTTTAACGAAAACAACTACGAATGGAACAAGGTGGACAAAGATGGCGGTTTTGATTATCTCTTTACTTTTAACGGTAACATCTTTAGGGTTGCTTGTGATCTCTCTTTTTTCCAAACAGATCACGGAACTTATGGCATTGGTAGTGGTGGGCAGCTTGCTCTTGGCTACCTGTATTCAATCCGCAAACCTAATATGGAATTAGATTACGCCAAGCGACACGCCCGACGTGCTGTTGAAATAGCTTCGGTTCTTGACTCCAATACTGGCAAGCCTTTACAGTTGGTGGTACAAGAAAAGCTATAGGAGGTAGCGATGGAAAAGACAATTGAAATACAGATTGCAGAATTACGCGAATCACTTGCACAAGATATTGAATCGTATACTTGTATTGATGGATGCCACGAGTGCGATTTCTGTAAAGGTTTATTCCAAGCAGCAAATGTAGTAAGGGGTACTTCAGTTGAGCGAATTTACTGATCCAAAAGAATTACTATTAACAGCGCTACGCAGTGCTGATGCTAAGAAGTCCCGTTCAACACAGGTACAGATCGGCCCATCAGAAGTTGGTGGTTGCCGTCGTAGAGTTTGGTACCGGTTAAACGAACAACCAGAAACAAATGATAATCAACTAAAGCTCGCTGCCATTATGGGTACTGCTATCCACGCAGAGATTGAAAAGGCGTTAGCCAGTAACGATAAGTTAATGATCGAAGCTGAAGTTGAATACGATGGAATGAAAGCGCACGTAGATTTATATGTACCAGAGACTGGCGATGTAATTGACTGGAAGACTTCCAAGTTGAAGAACTTGGGTTACTTCCCGTCAACACAGCAAAGGTGGCAGGTGCAGCTGTACGGATACCTCCTATCCAAAAACGGTTACGTAGTCAACCGAGTGTCGCTAGTAGCGATTGCTCGGGACGGTGATGAAAGAGACGTCAAGGTTCACACAGAACCTTACGACGAATCTATAGCACTAACTGCACTCGGTTGGCTCGCAACTGTTAAGGAATCAAAGGAACTCCCAGCACCGGAAAAGGATGCTAGTTACTGTCAGCATTACTGCCAGTTCTATGACGCATCTGGTGAGATGGGATGCGATGGTCTAAAAAAAGAACGTACCGCAGTTAGTGACGTAGTCATTGATGATGCGGATGTTGACAAGAACGCACTGCTGTACTTACAGTTAGGGCAAGCAATAAAGGAGCTGGAGAAGCAACAAGATTCTCTGAAAGAATCCTTTGTAGGTTTACTAGGTACTACGCAAAGTGGTATCGAAGTAAGTTGGTCAACTGTCAAGGGTCGAGAGACTGTTGATAGTAGCGAGGTAGAAAAACTATTAGGTTTCGTACCTAAGAAGGTAGGAGCTGAGAGTCAGCGACTATCTGTTAAACAAGTTGGAGGTAACTAAATGGCTACAGAAGGAACAAAGTTCCAGGTCAACTACAAGTTAGCTGATGGAACACTTATCAATCTTTACGCAGCAGATGTGCGTGAACTAGAAGCAGGACTTGCAGATATTGCAATGAACGCACTGAACATTATTACTACTGGTAGAGAACTATCACAAGGATCAGTAGCACCAGCTGCTGTTTCCCCTGCTGTATCTGCTATTGCAGCACAGTTTAAGGACACTCCACCAGCACCGGCTATTACTTCAGCACCACCAGCAGCTGGTAATTCTTGTAAGCACGGACCGATGTCATTTAAGTCAGGTGTATCAGCTAAGGGGCCTTGGCAGGGTTGGATGTGTCCAACACCAAAGGGTGCTCCAGATAAGTGCGACACTATCTGGGTTAGATAGCAAATGCGGGAGCCAAAAGATTATGAAGCTCCCAGTTGTGCCGAAGTCGGTGGTGATTTTTGGTTTGCAGAAAAAGATGTTGACGATAGCGAGTTAAAGGTAATCAATGATTACAACTTTGCTAAGTCAATATGTAATAGATGTGTACACAAAGTCGAGTGCGCCGAATGGGGTTTAAGGAAAGAAGCCTGGGGTATGTGGGGCGGTCTTTCACCAAAGGATCGAAAGATAATCCGTAGACAACAGAATATATTCCTTGAAGGAGATAGACGTGCTTGATCTTTCCCGTGCTTGGGGTGGTGTGCTCACTAGAGCCACTCCCCTACCTGATGTATGGGCTGGCTTAGCTGCCAAGGAGATTAAGTTCCGGCGTGGGCAGGTTTGTATGGTTGCAGCAGCACCTAATGCTGGTAAGTCAATGTTCGCATTGGTTTACGCAATCAAAGCAGGCGTGCCTACGCTGTTCTTTTCAGCAGATACCGACACAACAACCGTGATGATGAGGGCGGCCGCCCACGTCAGCGGTCACTCACAGATCTCTGTAGAAAATAACTTAGCAAACGATAGTCACTACTACGATTCTCGCTTTGAGAAGTTAGGCCACATCAAGTGGGTCTTTGATTCATCACCATCTATTGATGATCTTGAGTTAGAGATACGGGCATACGTTGAACTATATGGGCAGGCTCCGGAGCTGATCGTAATAGATAACTTAATGAACGTAACAGCAGAGACTGACAATGAATGGGCAGGACTACGTGCGATTATGATGGAGTTGCACGATATGGCACGCAAGACAGAAGCGTGCGTACTGGTACTGCACCACGTATCGGAACAGAGCGAGTATGGAAGCCCAATCAATCCGCCACATCGTCGGGCAATTCACGGCAAGGTGAGCCAACTACCGGCGTTGATCTTGACTCTGGGTTATGACCCAAGCCAGGGAACACTGAAGGTGGCTGCTGTGAAGAATCGCTTTGGACCACACACAGCTGATGCGTCTAACTACGCACAGCTTCTAGTAAATTATGCAGCGTGCCAGATTAGTGATGAAGACCAATTTGGTAGGATGTTAAGACGAGATCATATAGCTGGATACCAAGGGAGTTACAATGTCTGAACCGTTAGTAAATAAATACCGAGATAACTTGAGGATTGACGCACTGCGTGATGTTAGTAATGCTTTGCGTGAAGAAGTTGACGCACTCAAGGTAGACCTAACTAACTTCGTTGGTGCCTTATTGCAATCTGGTATTGTCGAGTTAGTTAAAGATGAAGAAGGAAACATTATCTACAAGATCAATAAAGCTGTACTGGTAGATGAGTCAGCACAACAAGACTAAGGGTTCCAAGTTTGAGACAGATGTTATGAAATGGTTACGCGATAAAGGCGTAAGCTGCGAACGTTTGTCAAAAGCTGGGGCAAAAGACGAGGGTGATTTGTGCGTTGTAATAGCGGGAGAAACATTCATCCTTGAACTAAAGAATAGGGCAGCGCTAGCACTGCCTGAGTTCTGGCGGGAAGCTGAAGTTGAGGCGCTTAATTACGCTAAGGCTCGCGGTAAAGGGGAAGTGCCGCTGCACTATGTGATAGTTAAGCGCCGCAACTCAGGCATAGAAAATGCTTGGGTAATCCAAGATCTTAAACAATGGATAAAGGAGAAGGAATAATGGCAATACCACAAGGAGATATAACAACATCAGAGATCCTAGTGCCAGAAGTTGTACAAGATTCTGTACAAGATTCTGTACAAGATTTAGATGAGGCAATTGCTGAAGCTGATAAAGAAGAAGCAGTAGAGGAATACGATGACTTTGATCCGGAGCAAGTGTGATTTGTTCTAACTGTATTCAAGCCGGTGCTGAGAATAAACTAGGTCACTTGAAACGTGCCGCACATAAGCACGATAAGTGTAATATGAAGGGGTGCGTGTGCCAACACCAGACTGGTCCAGGGTACGTAAAGCGAGCAGATACAAAGGTTCCGTTGATGCAAATACAATCCCCATAGGGGCAATCGTTGCCAGCTTTGGTGGTGAAGTAAGAGAAGGTAAGTCGGTATCGGTTAGGTGCTGCTTACATAATGACAGTCGCAGGTCAGCTGTGATGAATACCTATGACAATTTATATTTTTGTCACACCTGCGGTAAAGGTGGCAACGCAGTTAACTTAGTCTGCATACTAGAGAACTTGGAGTTTAACGATGGCCTCAAACGTGCAATCGAAATTGCTGCTGGAAGCGGCGCAGCGATACGCTCAGGCAATAAGTCCAGAGGCGCTGGCCGTACTAGACGCACGTGGGATCTGTGAAGTTACAGCAGCCAAGTTCCAACTTGGCACCATCACCGATCCGATCAATGGTCACGAGATGTATGAGGGTTGGATCTCCATTCCTTATATTACTGCTAGTGGTTCTTGCGTTGGGTTTAAGTTCCGCAGATTAGATGAAGGAAAGCCTAAGTACGGTAGTCCTACCGGACAGAAGGCTCACCTCTACAACGTAGCTGATGTAACTATTATGAAGCCTTACATAGTTATATGTGAAGGTGAACTTGATACCATAATAGTATCAGGTGAGTTAGATATACCAGCAGTTGGTGTACCAGGCGTTGCTGCTTGGAAGCCGCACTTTCCAAAGCTATTCGGTGGCTATGAAACTGTATATGTTGTTGGTGATAATGATGTTAAAGAAGATGGCTCCAACCCAGGAGCTGAGTTTAGTAAGCGCGTGGCTAATGAGGTAATGAACTCTACAATCGTTACACTTCCACCTAATATGGACATTAACGATTACTATTTGGCACACGGCGCAAGCGCTACTCGCAAACTATTGATAGGAGAGTCCAGTGAATGACGGATCAAGATTGGGAAAGATTGCTACAGACTATGCTTACTATGGGCTTTCAGATCCTGCACTCGGACAGAGTAAGCGAGACTATAACAGTAAAGCCGATACCGACGCGTTCATAGCAGCGATGTGGGATGTGCTAGATGGTGCTGGTAACTTGCTTCTAAAGAAGCATAGGGATTACGGCCCAACTAATATCGCTGGCGCACCAGGTGGGCCACTGAATGGCTTACGTGTACGTATGTGGGATAAAACAGCACGCATCAATCATCTGATTGATAACGGTGCGACCCCTGAGAACGAATCGCTACGCGATAGCTTCATTGATCTATTAAACTACAGCGCTATTGCTCTACTAGTACTGGATGGTAAGTGGCCTGAGTGACCGGTATTGATCCAGTTATCTATGACATAGCACCTGGCGTTGCTCGTGCTATTCACGGCAGGTATAAGGCTTACGTCGAACGTGAGGATATACTTCAAGAGTGTCTGTCGTGGGCGCTGTCGCGCCATAAGTGGATTACTGAGCAGTTACTAGAAGCAACTGATCCTGATAAGCGTAAGCACGCTGAGTCACGCATAGCGTGGCAGATGAGACGTGCAGCTGAACGCTACGCTAGACGTGAGAAGGCTTCTAAGTCTGGCTATCAGATAACTGATGAGGCTTACTACCAAGGCTACACGCTAGGTCAGTTGTTACCGTATGTTATTGCTTCTATCGTTGATGGCACAGTGCTTGAGCAGATCCAAGATATGATCCAAGATGGGCTACCACGTGGCTCATCTAGTCCATCTGAAGGTGGCAACCTACTTGCTAACCTAATAGATATTAAGGTTGGCTACACTAAACTTGAGGTTGAGGATCAGATCTTATTGCGTATCAGATACCTAGATAACTTTACCTTACAGCAGATAGCCAACCACTATGAGTGTTCAGTATCTACTGCTGACCGCAGGATTGATGGCGCTATGCGCCGGCTACAAGATCTCCTTGGTGGGGTGAGTCCTTTTCAATGAGAGAGATAGAGTTATTTGATTACCTTAAAGCCAATCTATACCCAGATTTAGAGAAGTCTATTGGTATCTATGATTCGTTTGATTGTATCTCGGCGTTAGCCGGTCACTACATAGAACTCAAGTGCCGGCACACTCACTACGATACGTTGCTGATCGAGGAGATGAAGTACCGGAAGTTAATAACCCAAGCTGCTGAGCGAGATC